CCCGGCGATCAAGAACCCGCGCGTCAAGCTCGGCCACCTGGACCCGCGCTTCACGCCCGACCAGATGACGCCCGATGGCGACATCTTCGACGGCACGCCCGTGCTTGGGCGCTTCGAGAACTTGCAGATTGGCGACAAGGGCATGACCCTGTACGGCGATGCGGTCGGCGTTCCCGAGTGGTTCGCAACGATCATGCCGTTCGCATACCCCAACCGCTCCGTTGAGGGAGGCTGGGACGTGAAGACGCCAACCGGGCAAGAACACCAGTTCGTTCTGACCGCCGTCGCTTTGCTCGGAGACGAGTACCCGGCGATTGAGACGCTGGATGATCTTCAAATCCTCTTCAGCAAGGACGGTCCCGAGTGGGCAGGTGAGTTGAAAGACAGATACGTGGCAGCATCCAAAGGAGGACCAAACGTGCCACGAGCAGAGAGGATTGCTGCCTCCGTGTCCGTCGAGGACATTCGACGCAGCTTCTTCGAGGACTTTGCTACGGCAGAGTCCGGTCGGTGGGACTGGTGGACGAGGGCGGTCTACGTTGACCCGAATCTCGTTATCGCCACTGACTTCGATGACAATCTGTACGCTTGCCCGTACACGCTTGACGGCGATGCCGTCGAGTGGGGCGAGCCTGCGGAAGTCTTCACGCAGTATGTGGAGACGGAAAGCGGCAAGATCGCCGCGACCAAGCTGATGGCTACCAAGCAGCCGACAGCGACGTTCAGCAAGGCGGGCGGTAGTCGCCCGAAGAACAACGACCAGGAGGTCACCGTGCCGCGCACCATTCATGCGTCGGTTGACGTTCCTGCGCTCCGTTCGCGCCTCGGGCTGACTGCCGAGCAGCTGCCCGACGACGCGACGGATGAGCAGATCAACGAGGCGCTGACGTCAGTCACTCCGGGCGGAGGTCCGGACACTGCGCAGACGCCGAACTCGCCCGATGCCCCCGAGCCGGGCAGCCCGGCTGCGGGAGCACCCACGACGGAGGAACCGGATGCGAATCCGCGTCCGTCGCCTGACCTGTCGGCCAGCGGCCCGCAGATGATCGATCCGGACATGCTCCGGCAGCTGCAGTCTGATGCCGCCGAGGGCCGCAAGGCCCGCGAGGATCAGGTCAAGGCTCGCCGCCAGGGTGTGGTCGAGAAGGCCATCAAGGCCGGCAAGATTCCGCCTGCGCGGAAGGATCACTACCTCACCCTGATGGAGAGGGATGAGGAAGGGACGACGACGATGCTGGCTTCGCTGGCGGAGAACGTCATCCCCGTCGATGAGGGTGGGTCGCAGGGCGATCCCGACGAGGCTGCCGATGCAAGCAGCTACCCCGAGGAGTGGCTGACCGACGCTGAGCGGACGCGCCTTGCGGCCGCCAAGCAGGGTCAGACCGCAAACCTGCGAGTCGTCCCGGAGGCACAGAATGCCTAACGACTGCATCCCGTTCATGGAGCGGGCAGATCGCATCCCCGGCCAGGCAACCGCTGCCGTCACCGGCAAGCGATTCGTCTCGGCCTCGGCCACCCGCATCTCGGGTCCGAACATCCCCGCAACCGCACAGGTCGGCGCGTCCGATCCGACCGACGGTGGCCGTATCCAGATGGCGCACACGCCTGCCGGCGGTCACGCGCTCGGCGTCTCATCCTGGGACGCTGCCATCGGTGAGGGCTTCGACGCCATCTGCGAGGGCATCGTCCCGGTAACCGCAGCCGCCGCAATCGCGGCGGGCGCGGCGGTCGAAGTCGGCGCCAACGGCCAGGTGCAGACCTGGGGCGGGACCATCGCCACGGCGAAGGTCGGAACGGCTGTTGACGCTGCGTCTGGCGCAGGCGTCGATGCCCAGATCAAGCTGATCGTCTGACGGTCAGGGACCAAAGAAAGGATAGGTGAAATAGATGCCCGTCGCAAACGTCGCGCATCCGCTCGGCCCGCCTGTCGTCTCGGGTACCACGGTGACCGTGGACACGATGCTTCAGCAGCCGACACGCGTGACCCGGTTCATCATGGACCTCTCTCTGCAGAGGTTCATCGCGGACCGTGTCTTCCAGAGCGCTGGTGGCGTGTCCAGCGGCGCTGTGATCTACGACCAGGCAACGGCCAACCAGCTGTACCTGGACCGTGACGTCCAGCGCGTCTCGCCCGCCGGTGAGTTCCCGCTCGCAACCTCAAGCCGACTCGTGCCGAAGCTGGCGCAGGTCGAGAAGTGGGGTGCGAAGGTGTTCGTGACCGACGAAGCGAAGGACCGGAATCTGTCCGTTCAGCTGACGAACCAGCTTCGCCAGCTCACGAACACGATCATCCGGAAGATCAACGCTCGCGCGGTCGCTGAGCTGGAGGCCAACTTCACGGCCATCCCGGCTCTCGTCTACACCGGGAACGACTGGAACGCCTACCAGCCTGGCGGCACGTCGCCGTCGGCCCTGGCGAACAGCCCGATGGCGAACCTGATGATGGCGCAGATGCTGGCGGACAAGGATGAACTCGGTGTGTCGTACGACACCGTGCTCCTGAACCCGCTGAACCTGTTCCGTCTCAACCAGGTCTACGGCTCTGGGCTCGTCAAGGGCCTGGACGAGATCAACATGACCCTGTACTCGTCCAACCGCGTCGCGGTTGGCACGGCGTACATCGTCGCCTCCCAGCAGGTCGGGGAGATGCGGGTCGAGAAGCCACTGTCGACGGAGACGTGGCGCGAGCAGGAGACGGAGCGCACCTGGATCCAGTCCAGCGTCCGTCCCGTCATGTACGTGACCAACCCCTACGCCACCCGCAAGATCACGGGTATCGGCACCGCCTGAGAGGAGGAACTGAAGATGGCTGACACCGATACCAAGGACAAGGTCGAGCAGGAGGTCACGATTCGGCACGGGGTGTTCTCGTACTACGCCCCTGAGCTGACCGTCACTTCGGCTGGCGAGGAGAAGGAAGTCCTGGTCCAGAAGCTCGCCTTCAATGGCGAGACGGTGACGCTCACGCGTCAGTCCGACATCAATCGCGGCGAGGAGCATGGCGCGTTCTACTCCGAGGATGAGCTGGAGAAGCTGCACCTTGGCAAGTTCGCGCTCACCGGAACCGCGCAGGATGCCGGCGAGCACCCGGAGGTCAACCTGGACGAGATGGACGACGAGGACATCCGCGACTGGCTGACCGGCACCGGTACGTTCGACGGTGAGGGCAAGCCGAACGCCGCAACCGTTGTGGAGACGGTTGGCGACGATCCGGACCATGCCGCGGCAGTGATCGAGGCGGAGAAGGCGACCGGGCTTGACCGGTCCTCCGTCATCGACCCGCTGACCAAGGTCGCCGAACAGGAGTAGGTGAACGGTGCCGATCTCAGAGTACACACCATCGCTGGCGGACGTGGGAGCACTCCTGCGTGCCAGGACAGTCGATGCGAACGGAAATGAGGTCGGCACCTTCACGGCGCTGACGCGACCGACCGACACGCAAGTGAACTCGATCATCGCTGATGCCGCAGGTGAAGCGTACACGATCTTCGGGGAGGACATTCCGGATGCGCCAATCGAAGCGTCCGCTGCCGATCCCAGTTCTTATGACCCGGATGCTCTACGGAACGCTGCGAAGAAGGCTGTCGCCTACCACGCTGCAGCCCTTGTTGAGCTTTCTCACTTCTCAGAGCAAGTCGCGCGCGGGAACTCCCCATACCAGCAGTACGAGGACCTCTGGAACGCAGCGTCAAAGCGGATCGCGTCGGCGGTCGAAAGTGCCGGCGGTGAGTCCCCAAGTGGAGTTGAAGGGACTGGACGGCCCGTGTTTGCTTTTCCTGAGGACGCCGGGGGAATGGTCGGATGGGGGACGCGATTCTGATGCATGCATCGATCGCAGCAAACACAGAGGGAACAATTCGCAAGCTTGAGGGCATGGCGACGCGCGCCGGTCTGACGGAGCCTGCGATGGAGGAGATTGTTGAGTACATCCAGAAGCGCGAGCGCCAGCTATTCCAGTCGTCAGGAGCATCGGCTGGACGCCCATGGGCGCCGCGCGAAGCTAGCACTAAGGCTGGCGTCAAGCCGGGCGAGAGCAGCGACACTCTGGTTCGTACGGGTGCGCTTGAGGACTCGTTGACGAACCGTCACGATTCCAACGCGATCCGTCGCATCGGTCCTGGGTGGCTGCAGTTCGGCACAAAGCTTGAGTACGCCGACGTTCACAAGACCGGCTTCAAGGACCGGCACGGCAATCGTGTTCCGCCGCGTCGCCCAATTGATCTGAACCGTACGGACCGCTACTGGATCGGTAAGATCATGCTGCGTTACTTGACCGGTCGTTCCCGGCTGTCTCCGGGTATCTCTGTGCGGAACCGTGGGGGTGGAGTGCCCGGATGACAGTCTTTGGTCCTATCAACGACGCGGGTGTTGCGGAGCACGCGCTCCTCAACCATCTGAAGCTCTGGCTTCCGACCTACCTGGCGGAAGTGGATCGTCAGCGCGGCCTCAC